AGGCGGTGATGCTCTGTCAACTGTAGGTGGTAAGTTGGGTGCCGCCGGTGCATTCATCGGCAACAATGCTGGTGCAATGGATAAAGCGCTGCGATTCGCTGGCGCCAGTTCTATGCACAAGTTGGCGAGTGCTCGCGTATGGGGAGGTCCGAGTTATCTATCAATCGACCTTCCTATCTTCGTCGATGCCTACTCTGACACTAAAAGCGAAGTTGTTGATACGACCATCAACCTGCTGTCGCTATGTGCACCTTCTGAGAACGGCGGCCTGTTGATGCCTCCTGGCCCAAGCCCGTTAAAATCAGTCAGTATGGAAACACTCACACTGGCTGCTGGTGGCGGGGGTGCTGATGCGGCTAACGCTGCAATAGGTAACATCTTAGAGGACAGCGAGGCGTTCTTCGTTGATATTGGTAATTTCTTCTCCATGAGTCCGTGTGTTGTTGATAGCGTGAGCGCTAACTTCGATAACGTGTGGGAAGATGGTACTGGTAACCCTATCAGCGTGGACTTCATCCTGCAGGTCAGTAGCTACTTTGCTGTAACGCGAGAGGACTTGAAGAAATGGCTGAAACAATAGGCGTGATCGACAAGTGGGGAATTGACCCTCTAAGTATGAAGGTGTTTGAGGATGCAGACACGGCGCTGTATACCACGCCAACTCGAATCGACGCCTCAATGGAGGGCAATCCTCAACTATTGTCGCACATTACATACGGCTCGAACGCTAACTGGGTGTTGTTGCTTATTGCGAACGCTCTGCTTCATCCATCTGAGATGCAGGCAGGGATGCTCATGGCGATACCTCAGAAGCGTCCGAGTTCTGCTATCAAGAAAGTTAAGAGGACGCAAATCTAATGGCAATGGTTAACGGCAAAATCGTAGGCGCTAAGGCAAAGAAGATCAAAGACAGTTTGAAAAAGAAGTCTAAGCCTCTTACCGAGAAAGACACTGAACTCAAGCGTCCTAAGGAAAAGAAAGCCAAGAAAGAAGAGAAGCCGCAAAAGGCCAAGAAGAAAACTCGTGTAGAGACTTCTGAGCCTGAGCTGTTTCGTATTCAGATTGGCGCACATGGCTTCCTGTCTGTAGATCTCGTCAATGACGATGCCGGTAACCGTGTCGTGTAAGTGGTACAACACCAAGAACGATTCTGAAATCAAGCCCGGTCGTGGTGGCTTTAACATGCAAGCGAAGTCTGCCGATATTAAGCTGCTCGCTGCGAAGCTGAAAGCCATTGCGATTGAGCTTGACGCTGAGGGTTAATCATGTCTGATCAAGCTACTTCTGGTGGCGTAAAGGATCAAGGTTACTTCGGTATTCTGTTAGACGGCAAAGCACCGCCGTCTATGCCTAACCTTATCCGCTCCGTTCATGTGTACGAAAACACATTTGCATTGCCCTGCGCTCTGATCATATTCTCTGACCAGACGAACGTATTACGATCCACTCACGCGATTGTAGACGGCACGAAGATAACAATGGTGATGGGTCCTGATCAGGAGTCAGCGTCTACGCTTACGTTCTCTGTCTATGCAGTCAGGGAGTACGGTGAAGGCGGAACACCAATGCTTAACGTGTTGTGTATTCTCGACGCTCCCGCCTTCATCTTCGATACGCGTAGCTTTAGCATTCGCGGAACCTCCATTGACGCTCTGAAACAAGTTGCCTCGTTCGGTGGCTTAACGCCTGACTTCGGTGATGTGCAAACGTCGGATATCATGAACTGGGTATCTGCAACGTGCTCGCCTAAGAAGTTTGCGCATGAGATCGAACAGCATATGTGGATCTCGGAAGAAGCGTTGCCGAAGATGTTCATTACGGCAGACAAGCGCATGGTCGTGCGTGACATAAACAAACTCTTTGACGAAGACCCTAAGGCGTACTGGCTGTTCAACCATAAGCCTATTGGCGAATCTCCTCTGTACAATCTGCATGAGTTCCGTCCGAAGTCAATGAGTGGTATCTTTAACGGTATGTCCAACTACGGTGAGAAGCTGTTGTGGACTGATTCGAGTGGCAAGACGAATGAGCTTGCAACCGTTACCGTTAAGAGCCGCGATCCTCTGAACATTAACAGCGACGTTCGTGGTGATATTGCTGGGACACGTAAAGCGTATGCCAGGCCCACCAACGATATAAACATCCATGACAAGTACATGCAGGCATACTACTCGAACAAACGTCAGTCTATGGCGTATACCGAGACTGCTCGCGCTCTTGTTCTTGGCGGCTGCCCTGAGGTAGACCTGTTTGATATTGTTGACGTATCTGCTGGTGTGATAAACGGTAAGCGTGAAGTTGAGACTGACATTAAGCTGTCAGGCAAGTGGCTTGTGATTGGTCGTACACGCGTTTACGTTGGTGGCATGTACAGTGAAGCCTTCCTGCTGAGTCGCAACTTTACTCCTGTTGAAGGCACGTCAAACATTGGTGGTGGCTCAAACATCATTCAAACGCCATTGTCCACTGTTGCGAATATTCTGCGTCCATTCCAGATCAACTCGAACATCAAACAGGCGCTCGATGGCTCGAACCCTATCGACTGGCTAGCGCAGACACATAGCCTACAGCTTGACGTTATGCTCGACCAGTTCCAGACTGATAGTGAGATGTTCAAGTTCCCTGAGCTGGCGGCGAAGTATGGCGAAGGCGCTGACTATCTGAATAGCCTGATGCAAGAGTTCAACATGGCCAAGTATCTTACTGGCATCTGTAACGCTCTGAACAGTCTGGAGAAGCTGAGTGTCAATCTGGCAATCAACTACAAAGGCAGCATACTTGGTGCGCTTGCCTCGCGTATTGATAGCATGGAAAACATGCTCGGTGGTTTCACTAATGACGTGAACGGCCTGATAGCTAACGGTGATATTCCTGCTGAGTATCTCGACGGTCCTCAGATCAACCAGCGCTGTGTCAGTAACAGACTGGAGGACATGAACCGTATGCTCGATGACGCTCTGCCTGATAAGTGTCTCGACGCGTTCTCTATTAGCAAGCTGCTTGGACCAAGCACCAACCTTGCACAACTCATTCGTCAACAGGAAGAGAACCTGCGTAACTTCCTGTGTTCTCTAGGCGACGGTACTGTTGATGGCTCTGGTAAGAATGGTACGCCTGACGGTGAGAAACTTGAAATGTATTTACCACGGGTGAACAAATGATTCCACTCAATACAGTTAACTCAAAGAAAGGCATCGACCCGCAGATGGTGTATGAGGCTATCGTTATCGACAATAACGACCCTCAGAAAATCTGCCAGATTCGTGCGCGTATTATGGGTCTGACTGATGATATTCCTGACGAGTCTATTCCGTGGATTCGCCCGGCTGTTGGTCATCTGGAAGGACTCAAAGGTGGGAGTCAAGGTGTTGTATTTGGCGCTCAGTTCATTCCTACTCGCGGAGGTAAGGTCGGCGTTAAATTTCCTACTGGTCAGTTGCATGAAGGTATCTATACTACTGACGTGCGCATGACGCAAGCCGACATGTTGCCTGAGTTTCAGGTGAACTATCCACATCGCATGGGTATTCGTCTGTCCACCGGTACCCAGCTTATCATTGATCGTATGACCAACGAACACTTCCTCGTGACGTCTGGTGATTTTCACATGACGATTATGGGCGACGTTAACCAAACGATTGTTGGCAACCAACAGCTTATCATCACAGGCACGAAGAATGATATTCCGGACTACATTCTGAATGACCCAACAATGACGCCTAAGAATCTCAAGCCTGACCCCAAGAAGCGTATCAAGTTTAAAGGTACTGCGAAGGGTGATGGTGGTAATCAGTACACCAAGATTACAGGCAACCAGACTGTTGAGATTGGCGGTAGCCGCAAGGTCACTGTTAAAGGCGATGACGTGCTTGATGTGAAAGGTGCTGTTAGCATTGAAGCAGGTCAAGATGTATCTGTAAATGGACAGACAATCAACCTGAACTAAAGGACGCATTATGCGCACCGTGTTACAACGTGTAATGAACTTCGCTTATTTGGACG